TCTAGTTCTAACCTTGCCGATGTAATACTTATGGTCGTGTTGAGTATTCAACAGCCGTGGTATGCTGTTGGTAATCAACTCAAAGATGTAAAAGTAAACGGCATTAACTCTAGATTTATTTGGGGTAACAAGGCCAAGGCTTACAAGTCTCTCATGTCCCGCAAAGAATTTATTTATTCTCAATATCTTGCAGTTCTTAATTCAAACAAGCCTGATGATGACAAAGCCCTGTCTCTGATGAATGTATTCTTACAGATTGATGGGTTAAACATGGTAAAGGCTGGCTTTGTTTGTCAATTATCCGCAGGATTGGTGGGATGTATTGACATTCACAACCTACGGATGTACAGTATCCCCCTGAAAGATTTAAAATTAGCTAAGTCTGTAAAATCTAAAGCTATAAAAAATCGTCGTGTTATGAATTATATTTCTATATGTCACGACATTGGTACAGAAAAGTTATGGAACACTTGGTGCAATACACTTGCTACCAAGTCCAAAAGATTTGAGGATGGCTTTCATGTATCCCAAGTGCATTACAGCTATCTTCAAGATGCGGTAAACCTTTAACTAACTGGAGACATATTATGTCAGATGTAATTTCTATCTTTGGTACTGAGCGCCCAGCAGATCCTTTTGCTGGCAAAGGCTATGGTGTTGCTGATTTTCCTGTGGCAACCCGACCCCTGCTTTACTTTAATGATGATACCGATCAGTGGTATGACTCATCAAAGGTTGCAGTAGTTCGTACTGATACTATGGACGAGCTTGGTGTTCATGGTAAAAACTACAAGCCTGTCGCACCCCGCGAATTGATTGATACTCAACGTGCAATCATTATGCGTAGTGATTTAAACACTGACGGCATCACTGAAACTATTGAGTGCAGTCACAATGGTGCGGCTACGTTTGTTAAGTACAGGCTACCAGAGCATAGCTTTGCTACACCTGATGGTGACACAGCACAGCTTACGTTCTTGGGTATTACCTCTCTCAATAGTACTTTCTCTTTCTTGTTGTCTGTTGGTGCTCGACAATCTGCTTGCTTTAATGGTCAAGTATTTGTTAGTGGCGAGGCTGGTTTATTTAAGGCTCGACACACAAAGAATCTTGATATCAATGCGGCGGCAAGATCTATCAGCAAGTCGATAGCTATCTTTGACAAAGAGCGTGAGCTTTGGGCGCAAATGTATCAGACTAAAGTTACAGCCGCACAAGTAATGTTTACCTTTGCAGAGGCGGCTGGATGTTTAGATCTAGTCCGCGCTACTGTAGCTGAATGTGGTCCTTCATGGTCAGCAGTGTTTGATCAACTGCCGCGCCAGAACAGCAGTCTTACCTATCTTGTCAAGGCTTGGAATGAGTACTCAGACAAGATGGGCTACAACCAGTGGGCTGTATACAACACTCTAACTGATTGGTCTACTCATGCTCCAGCATCTAGCAAGAGATCTGTACCTAACATTGCTTCAGTGAGGCAGAAGCGTTCAGATGTTGTTCGGAAGGTATGTACATCTGATGTCTTCCGTATCGCGGCCTGAGAAAGTTGATATTGAGTCTCTTGTTCAGCTTTATATTTATCTCAAGCCTAACCCTGATTACTCAGGGCTGGCTCAAGAACTGAGAGATTTACATTTTGCTGAGTCTGAGATCTTTAATATCCTTCACAAAGTTCGTGAAGGTTACTACTAATCAAAGCCCTTCGGGGCTTTTTTTAGACCTTCTTGTTTTAAAACCCCCTTACAGGGTAAGGGGTTTTAAAACTTAGAAGGTCTTAGAGGAGACGCAACGATGTTAATAGACTTTATGCCCAATGGCCCAGCCAGTGACTACGATACAGTAATCACTGCATTTAATTTTGTAGACCACTTTATCATATGGCAAGAGGACACCCAGCAATATATTTTAAACGGACGGCCTGAAGAAATGGAGATGGCCCTACGCAGTTTACTAATTGAAAGGGGTACAGCAGATGATACTGAAACAGAATAAAGAGCCAGTGATAAATACAGATAGGCTAGTCAGGTCAGCAATGAATGATGAAAACTATTGCTCTTTTATTCTGGACTGCCTGCACAACGAACAAAGCAAGTGGTCTATGGATCAGCTAATGAAGTTTTGGATCAATGCATCTTATTCAGATGACACCGTTGAACAATGGATAAACCGACACAGAGGAACGTAATATGTATTATGTAGCACCTAAACTACAGCGCGGCAACGGCATGATTATATGGCGTCATGTCAAAAAGTTGACAACCTTCAAAGCTACTGATGGCATGGAATATGTAGTCGCTAAAAGTAAAAAAGAGATGGATCAGTCACTGCCGATTTATATTGGCATAGGTGACAAGCTAGTAAAGACTAGACGTTACGAGATACGTTGGCTTGATGAACTAATTCAATCGGACGGGAGATAATGATGAGCGATCAACCTTTAATCGTTTGGGTCATGGAATACTACGATACAGTCGCAGGAGAAAAGTCACTTGATCTGTACAAGACAGAAGAGATGGCTCAAGAAGACAAAAGAAAGCTGACGGCTGACGGTACTATTTGCGATGTTTTAATCTATCAAAGGATGGTATGGCAATGAATATATTACAAGACTTGCGTCAATTCAGACAGACTTTACGCGATCTTAAGGCTGACAATCTACGCACGATGCGAAAATATGAACGTCTTTTTGGTAAAGCAGATGCTCTTACCTATCACATGAGCGGTATGGCACATGGTAAGACTGCGGCTTTGATGCAGATTGACTATCTTATTGCAAGACTAGAAATGGAGGAAGAGTATGGGAACGCCTAGTATATATGGCTCGTTTAGTTTTGTGACAGAACTAGACTGTGATTGGGCAACAATGGACATTAGAATTTTTTACACAAATCACTCAGAGGGGATAGACCTTGATAAAATCGAAATGGTTGGGGGTAACTTGGCTGGAGATAATGTCAGTAGTTACTTCAATATTGATTATATATTTGATCTTATACGTGATGAGATAGCTGAAGCAGACTACCACTGGACAGACCACGGAGATGTAGCATGAAAACTTACGTCCACGTAAACCAACACAAGATTCGTGCTAATAAAAAAGATGGGACAGATCTTCCCGTCATCACAATAAAGCGTGGTAAATCAAATACTTACTGCCATGAAGTAGAAATATTAGGGCCGTCAGTTGTTAAGTATGGTGGCAACGACAAGCCTTTACTTTCTTGTGGTGCAAGAGTTGTAATTGAAACAGAAGGTAACGTGAGGGTAATTCGATGAGTATTGATGACGCAACACCAGAAGAGTGGAACAAGGTAAGCAAAACAACTACAGGAAAATTGTATCATCCCCAAGATACACACACCGACCCCGTAACCAAACCAGATCACTACAATAAAGGGGGGATCGAAGCAATTGATTACATTAAGCAACAATTAGGGCCAGCATTTCAATTTTATTGTGCTGGTAATGTGATGAAATATCTGCACCGCTTTCGTTACAAGAACGGTGTTGAAGACGTAAAGAAAGCAAGAGTATATCTTGATTGGCTTATAGAGGAACTAGAAACGTGAACAAACTTATTGACCGTCTCAAACGAGACAACCAGTTTTACTTTTCAGAAATACACGGCATACAACATTATTGCAATGTATCACTGGCTGGACTGCAACTAGCAATACACTACGATTTAAATCCAAAACTGATTAGATACTTTGCGTATCTACATGATTCTTGTAGAAAAAATGAAGATGATGATCCTGAGCATGGGCCTCGTGCCGCAGAGTATGTTGAGTCTATAAAACACTTGATTGATTTATGCACGGCAGAGCGTTGGATGTTGCAATCTGCTTGTGCTTTGCATACACGCGCGAAGCCGTGGGATGGTCACAAGTATACACTGTTTGAGAAGTGTGCTTTCGATGCAGACCGCTCTGACATAGGGCGTGTTTGTTTTGCTGTTGATCCAAAATATTTATTTACTGACAAAGGCAAGGAGCTTTTTGTAGATGAGGACGAGTATGCGTTTGCGTAATTTTACCATTCCACTTGACAACCCAGATTCTGGCCTGTATAGTCTTCCTAGATCTCATAGATGGAGGTGTTAGTTGAAGATCATACAAGGTAACTTTGGTGACAAAAAAAATAAATCTTTATCAGATAAAGTTTCAGCGGGTTTAGAGCAGTTACAAAAGTCTGAAGACACTGATGAAGTTTTAAGATATCCTTTTATTTTAATAGTAGATACTGGTGAAGATTTAAAGGTGGTATCTGATGTTGAAATGGAAAAGTTTAATTTACTTATAGATTTAGTAAAGATGACTATTTTAACTGGAAATTATGATTGAGGATTTATGGAACAACAAAGTTTAAATATAGAGGACGCACTGTGTAAAGCTTTTATCATGTCGTTAGGTGCTGGTATGCCTGACTATAAAGCTGTTTCACATATGTGTAAGTTTGTAAAAGGAAGCGCTCAAATGGAGGATGAAGCGCTGACTGAAGATTACGTTTATAGAATGATACCGCAGTACATTAATTTTCTTTTTAACAAGTTTGACAATTCGGAGATTTGATTATGGCTCTTGTAGAAGGTGTTGCATACTGGGCTTCTGTTACCACCCCAAACACAACGTACCAACCCGTGTACACTGTGAACTTGGTGGTGTCTGACGATGTTGCCAAAGACTTTCAAAGTCGTGGTTTCACGGTGAAAGATATGGACGAAGGCCCAGCACTTCTTATCAAGCGTAAAGTAAATGGCCCCAACGGTATGGTGCGTTCTGCTCCAAAGCTGTTGGACAAAAACAAACAGCCTCTGAACGTAAGTGTCGGCAACGGCAGTAAGGTTCGGGTGCAGTACAAAGAGTGGGAGTCCACTTGGAATGGTACGCTGTACAAGGGGCTTGACTTTCAAGCGATGCAAGTATTAGAGTTGGTGGAATATGCCAGCCCTGATGGTGCTGAGTTTGATATTGTCGATGGCGAAGATGGAGATGAGTTGTGAACTATCGTTACACGTTTGACGATAAAGTTTACGATGTGTCAAAGCTAACACTTGAGGCAGTTTCCTGCTTCAAGCTGTTAGCGAATGTTAATGATCGCATCGATGACTTTCAAAATGAAGTAACAATTGCTCAAGCATCTGCGGTGGCACTACACCAAAAGATGCAAGAGCTTTTGGATGACTCTGCAATTGTCGAGGACAATGATACGGAGGAATAAACTATGGGCGATTTTGTGGGCTATCAAAAGCCCTGCCCTGAATGTGGCGGCAGTGATCCTGTCGCCATAAATTCAAATGGTTCTGCAAAATGCTTTAGTTGTGGAACCTTTTTTAAAGACTACGAATCTGCGATGGGAGGCAATGTGGCAGACTTCAACAGCTTCAAACGATCAAACGATAACACTCCCTTCTCCAATAGCGTATATCACGCTCTCACCGATAGATCCATTTCTCTTGAAACTGCAAAAAAATATGGCGTTAGATCTGTTAAAGACGAGCAGGGAAATATTACCCAACACCATTACCCTGCGTATATCAACAATGAAGAAGTTGCTACGAAGGTGCGTAATGCAGATAAAACATTTCGTTGGTCAGGCTCACCCAAAGGAACTGGCCTTTTTGGTCAGCAAATTGCACAGGCGGGTGGCAAATATATTACGATCACTGAAGGTGAGTGTGATGCTATGGCGGCATACGAACTTTTGGGGAGTCAATGGGCGGTTGTATCTGTTAAGAATGGAGCACAGGGTGCAGTCCGTGATGTTCAAGAAAATCTTGAATTTCTTGAATCGTTTGATACGGTGGTTATTTCTTTCGACAACGACAAAGCAGGAAAAGAAGCCGCAAAGAAAGTGGCGCGTATCCTCAAGCCGGGGAAAGCTAAGATACTTTCACTCCCTGTGGAATTCAAAGATCCTAATGAAATGCTCAAGCTGGGTCACCACAAAGCTTACGTTACTGCGTGGTGGGCTTCAAGACTTTATACGCCGTCTGGGATTCTGAATGTCAGTGAAGAGCGGGACAACTATAAAAAGCGTGAGCGTAAAGAATCTATACCGTATCCTTGGCATGGTCTTAACGACAAGTTAGATGGTCTGCGACAAGGCGAGTTAATTACTCTTACGGGCGGCACAGGACTAGGTAAGTCCAGCGTGACTCGTGAGCTTGAGCACTGGTTAATCACTAATACTAACGACAGGGTAGGCGTTATTGCTCTTGAGGAAGATTGGCGTCGAACTGTGGATGGCATACTTTCTATTGAAGCTAACGCCCGTTTGCACATTGATAGTGTACGTGTTCAGTTTAGTGATGAAGAGATTGATAATTTCTTTAATGTTTTGTATAGCGGTAACAACGAGAACCGGGTGTATGTTCACGCCCATCTTGGCATGAACGATGTTGATAGCGTCTTTTCTAAACTACGTTTT